TCAAAAACTGGAGACGTTTGGAGAGACGGCGCAGGCTCAACTGCTCCAACATATGCATCTTATGCTGCTCAAACTTGGTTAGCATCTCAAACATCACCTGTAACAATGGTAAGATTGGTTGGTGAAGATTCAACTAATGCTGCCACAGATGCTGCTAAAGCTGGTTGGATGTTAAAAAGTTCTTTGATAAATTCTGTTTCTAAAGATAACTCGACAGCATATGGTTTGTTTATAACAGATTATGCAAATGTTGGTGAATTGACATTTAGAAGTATTACATTTGCTAGCAATGTTGGTGCCGACGGTGATAACATAGAAATTGATGACGGAGTAAACACAGCTGTTAATTTTACATTTGATAACAACGCCTCAGTTACAGACACTGCAACTCTTAAAGGAATTACAATGACCGGAGTTGCTGCTACCGAAGCTGCTAATTTAGCTGCTGCAATAGAAACAGTAGCAGCTGCTGGTAATCTAGATGTTGTTGTATCATACGATGCTGGTGATACGGTTGTTAAAGTTGCTTGTAATAATGCTACCGGCGGTACACTAGCAAAAAGTAGCGGCTTGTCAGACGGAGAGGTAGCTTTTTCTAGTACCACCCTCACTGCTCGCACTGCAGAAGCTTCTAGTGGTGCACTTGCGGCAATATTCTATTGCAACACAGGTTCTCTTGGTCTTTCAGGTGATAAACCAAATTCTGGTACTCACGATGGTAAATCATGTGGATTAGTTAAATCAAATGCTGCTTCAAAAGGATTTAAGTTAGTAGTTAAAGGTGATGGTCCTAGTATACCAACAGATCCAATTAACTTTAACTTTGACAGAAACAGTGAAAAGTAC